ATACATCCATATTATTTGGCACATTATCTGTATTGATCAATAGTTTCATTTTTGTTATGTTGTTGTTTTTAGAAATTTTCATTTATTTTTCCTTTTGTTCTATTTTTAGAGAAATCGAAATATTTTTCTAAAATTTCTTCTTTTGTCATTTCTAATTTTTCTTGAATGCCTTGATTCATTTTAATTCTCCTTGGAATTTTAATTTTTAATTTTAATTTTTAAATATTAACAGTTCTGTTAAGCTGCTAAAAGTTTAGAGTCATCATATACGATCGTCATATCAGTTCTATTTATGAATAAATCCGAGTATAAACCTAAAGGAGAAAGTTTCGCACCTTTTCTATGTCTCCATCTTGCATCTGGGCCTTTAGGAGAACCAAACATTTCTTTTAAAGATTTTTCAACGTGGAACGTTTTACCTACCCCTGCCATTCCAGCGATAATCATTGAATTTTGTGCACCTGAACCAACTATTTTAGTTAAATCTTCAATATCATCAAATATAATATCAGGATCTGCAAATTTTCTTTCTTCAAGTTTTTTATCAGCTTCTTTTAATACTTTTGTTGTTGAATTTTTTTCTGCTGTATTTGTTGATATTTTGAAACCTCTATATTCATCTTCATCCCATACACCAAGATTTTTTAGCATTTTAGTATATTTATAATCAGATTCTCCATCGTAATCAACGCCTTTTGATGCACCATAAGCAATTAATTTTTTAGGCGCTGATTCATATAATGTTCTTGTTTTTTGAAAAGATTCAAATTTTTCACCATTTAATACCGCTTTTAATTCTTTTACAACATCAACAATATTCATCCAATCTGCTAATGTAACAGACATAGAAGGCTTGTCATATTTTGCGCCAATTTCCCATAAATCAACTTGATTTATCATATATTGCGATTTTGCTTTATTTAAAAAACCGAATCTAATCATCTTACCATTAGACATAAGATATTTAAAACCTTCACCTTTTCCTATACCTGGTTTTTCAAATTGCTCATAACCTAATGACCCACCAAGTAACGCAGCTTTTCCGCCACCAATTTCTCTACCCATAATTGTTGCTAATAAATCAGCAACCTTTCTAAGTTTTTTAGGGCTAAATTTAGCCTCATTTAATGATGCTATACCATTAGGCACTTGTGCGCTTTCAATGATTTTTTTTAAATCCATTTTCTTCTCCATTTATATATTTACATATATTTAATTAAATATTTATGAAGACATTTAACAACAAAAGGGGTTTGAATTTGAATTTTAAAAAAATATATGCAATTGATACTAATATATTATTAGACAACGCACAAAATTTGATTAAATTGTCACAAAATGGTGACAATTTAATCGTTATACCAGAAACTGTTCTTGATGAGATTGATATGAAGAAAAGTGGTTTTGATGAAATTAATTATCAAGCAAGAGAATTTGGTAGATTGGTAGCAAAGGAAGAAATAGTTAGAAAATTCACTGAAGGCAATATAACGATTATTGAGACAATAATCGATGATGTTATCATTTACACAATTCAAAAAAATGTCTATCAGGCTGATAAAGATAATGTGCAATCTTCTATAAAAAATGATAGAAAAATATTAGAAATTATAAAGGAATTTCGATCTTCTACTTTGTTCAAATCTACTATATTTCTTTCTCTTGATGTCATGGCTCGAAAAAGAGCAGTTTCTCTTGATATACCTACTGAATCATTAAATTTAGGCAATGATGAATTAGATGTAGAATTCATCAAATATATAGAAACAAATGCGTTTCCACAAGATGATGATGATATATTAGATATCAATCCGAATCACACACCAGATAAATTCGGATATGTATTTTATAATCAAGAGTTAGGATTTGATAAATTATCAGTTATTAAAAATAATAAAATTGAATATATCGACGAATCTAAATTAAGAAAACAAGATGTTAATCCTATTAACACAGATCAATTATTTTTTAGTAATGCACTATTAGATGATTACTATGATATTGTTATAGCAGATGCCAAAGCAGGAAGCGGCAAAACTCTTTTAGGAATTTCAGCAGCTATGAAAATGATAAGAGATAGAAACAATGAATTGAATAGAATAGTATATATTAGAAACTCAGTAGAATCATTACAAAAAGGTGAAGATGTTGGGTATTTAGCAACTAATGAAGCAAAATTTGAGATATATAATTTTCCCCTTTTTGATACTTTATCATATATTGCAAATAAACAGCTCAAACATTCTAATGAAAATAAAAATGGTGCAAATAAGAATGAAATTTCTGAAAATTCTATTTCAGAGAAAGTTCAGGATTTAATCGAAAAATATCAGATAGAAACAATGTGGGTAGGTGGAATGAGAGGAAGAACATTATCTAATGCTTATGTTATTGTCGATGAAGCTCAAAATATGAGCTCAGCAACAATGCAATTGATTCTTTCAAGAATTGATAAAACTTGTAAAATTGTAGTGCTTGGCTCAAACAGACAAATAGACAATCAATATATAAATAAGTTTAATAATGGTCTTTCAATACTTTTAAATGCAACAAAAGAAATGCACGAAGAAGTTAATTTATTTGCAATTGAACTCAAAAAAGTATTGAGAGGTCCTATCACAGCATTTGCTGAAAAAATATTCAGCAAGGATTAAAAATGGCATTGACCAATTATGAACTAACAAATAAGTATAAATATCATTATACTTATTTTATAACAAACAAAAACCCCAAAGATGTTAGAAAATTTTATATTGGAGTTAGAAGCTGCAACTGCGATCCTTCGGAAGATGATTATATGGGATCTTCCGAAGATTTGAAAACTCATATTAAAGAATTTGGTATTGGTAATTTTACTAAGAAGATTATTCATGTTTTTAAGGATAGGGATAGTGCTTCTATTAATGAACAAGCACTATTTAGTAAGTTCGGTGTTGGCAAATCTAAATTGTTTTATAATAAAACAATAGACAAAAAAGAATTCAATAATTCACAAAATGTTTTCAGAAGAAGAAAATTGAAAAGAATTCATTATAAATAGGTCATCTTTTCAATTTCAAAGGTATTAAACCAGCAATACCCGATTTCACACCAGATAAAATCATATTCATAATTTTCTCTTTCGGTGCGCCTTTAGTAAGAATTGAATTAAAATCTTTTAATTTTGTGTCAGGCCATACAAAAACTTTTTTTCCTTGTTCCAATAATTTAATAGATTTGTTTTTTGAAGTTTTATCAACGTTTTGGTTATCAAAACAAAAAATTGGTTCTGATAACTCATTTATCCTTTCATTATTCAAGTCAGCCCCAAGAGCTGCACATATTTGATTTTCTGGAATACCTGAACTTCTTGCATCAAAATAACTTTCAAATATATATGTTGGTAAACTCTTGTTGATATTGAACCAGTTCCAAACTTTAAATCCTTGATTTAAATCCGGAATGTATGTATAGAAAAACTTCTCAACTATTGACCTACACTGGAATCCATATAATTCATTTTGCGATTTATCAAACCATAAAGGAATAACTAACATGTTCATTAATGCAATATCCTTGCCTCGAAGCGTTATTATTTGATCAACACAATACATATCATCATAATTTATGTTTCTTGTGTCAACATATTTCCTAAATTTTTCATCCCCGGAATATATTTTGATAAATTCCGGTGGCATCTTAAAAATTTCTGAAGGAGTGTTCTTCTTTGGTTTCATAAAATTTTTATCTAAAACTGAATTACCTTCCTTTTCATTTTTTAATTTTTGAAAAGAATCTCCTTTTTTTTCTTTGATATAATTTGTGTATAAGTCAGGTCTAACATCTTTTAAAAATCCGTACATATTAGAAGTATAATCACAATTAAAGCATTTTATTGCAGCATTATCATATGTTTCTTTTATGTATAAATGTAATCTTTTTTTATTGTTATTATTATGACTATCACCGCAAATTATACATTTGCTAGCAATATCAGTTTCAGTTTTTTTACCAATGTTATCACCTACAGCTAATTCAAAATATTTGATATCAGTATAATCAAGTGAATTCATTTTTTATTTCCTTCTATTTTAAAATTTTCTTATTCATATATGAGTCTGGGTTTAATGTTTAATTAAACCCAGTCATCAGTTGCCTTCGCAGAAACTGATGACTGTTTCTGCTCAGATGATTGTAACAGAAAATCTGACATATTTGCAAAAAGTTTATTTAAACTGTGTTTGTTTATAAACCCCATTATTTTCCCCATATCTGTTTCAACTTCTTGTTTGTTATAAGTTTCTATGATTTTTGTTCTAATTTCTGATGGGATGTTTTCAAATAATACTAATATTTTATTTCTTTCGAAATTTTCTTTGTATATGATATTAGTATCTAAATTTTGTTGTAAATTTTCTGCGAATTTTTTTGCTCCTGCTGGTCCAAAGCCAACCGTTTTGAAAATATCTCTGGTCATGAGCTCTTCGCCTTTTTTGTTTGTTTTAAAAATATTAAACTCATCATATAATTTTTTGCTTATGCTCAATTTGTTAAATTCAACCACATTGGTAATAAATATATCATTTTGTCTTAAATAAGCTAAAAAAGTTTCACTGAATTTGGTACCACTTTTTATATGAGGCACATTATCAGCAGAATCTCCTATCAGTATGTGTTCCATTTTCCACGAAGCCAACTCTTTTGGCGAAATTCGCACCATTGATAATTTTATTGGATCATATATTTCAATTCCTGGCAATTCTAAAAGTTGTTTGAAATCCTTATCAGACGAAACTACTAAAACTTTTTCTGATGTTCCATAAGATTGAGCTAATGTTCCTATCACATCATCTGCTTCAGCTTTTTCTACTCCTACTATTTTATATGGGAACCCATTTTTTAGATTTTCTAACAAATATTCAGCCTTTTCAAAGAATTCATCAAAATTAACATCTGATTCATCTCTATCTTTTTTCCTGTTTCCTTTATAATCAGGGTAATAATCTTTTCTCCAATTCGATCTTGAATCTGTTGCTAAAATGATTTGACCATATTTTTGAGTAAATTTAACTTGAATTAACCTTAAAGAATTGAGCATTAAATGATAATAAAAATTTATATAATCATCTGTGATATATTTTCCGTTTTTCTTTTTTGGTTTTGATTGTGATATTGCCATATATAACATTCTCATTTGAACATGTGAGTAATCTACTAGTATCATTTTTTTCCTTTTTTATTTGTTTTTTTAATTAGGAAGGGATCAATGATCCCTATCTCTATTAAAGATCATCAAGAAATGATAAATCTTCACTTCCTGATGATGTGCTTGATGATGTATTAGTATCTACTGGCGCTTCTACTGGAGCAGCAGGTGCTTCTACGGATTTAGCTGTAGGCGCTTCTACTGGTATTGATGTGACTGCAGCTGCTGCATTTGCCATAACATTTCCTGCCATTGCATCTAATCCACCTTTGTTGGCTGGAGTCTCTCTATCTTGAGTTGGTTTTGCTTCTTTACCAAATGTCCAATCTAATTTTTTCTTTAATTCTGCATACGGTAAATAATATTCAGGTGATAAAAATTCTTTTAATCCGTGAGATTGTTTCCAAATAGCTTCAGCTGCTTCATTTGTTGCTGCTGATGCAGTTGGTTGTTGAACTTGTGTGTCATCATAGTTAACAAAACCTGCAACTTTTTTAGATTTTAACATAATATTCGCACCTTTCATTAAATCGAATAATTCTACAGGTTGAACGCCCATTGCTTTATCTGTGTCAGATGGTTCGAGTGCTGCACTAAATTTATCTAAAAGTTTCATTCCAAATTTCCATAAAAACACTTTCCCATTATTTTGTGGATTTGCTGGATCATTTACTACTAATATATTTGCAATATATTGTGTTCTTCTTGAAAATAATCTTGCAGTTTTTTTAGATTCTTCTGTTCCTAAAGCATTATATCTTTCCCACTCTTCACTTGCTGGACAAGGTAACCCAATTGAGCTAGGTGATGGTTGTATGAAATATCTGTTTTTATTTGTGCCTTTATGAAATACTTTGATTGAATGCTCAAATATTTTAACAAGTGGTATTCCTTCTTGATCTGGTAATAATCTGATTAATGCAGAACCATTATCATTTTCATCTCTTGATAATTTCCAAAATCTTGAATCCTCATAGTTTGTTTTTTTAAAAAATGTGTTATCCGCTGTATTTTGTTTTAGTTTATTCCAATCCATATTGAACATTATTTTTCCTCGTTTTGTTTTTAATTTTAATTTTTGTTTTAATTTCGCTTTGCTTATTGTGTAACCGTTATGTTAATTCGTTTTGTTAAATCGTTATGTCATTATCAACTCCTTTGAAATGTTGAATTTTAATTTTGTCTATAAAGTGGAACATTTCCACTTTATATCTAATCTGGTTTCACACTCACAACAATTTTTAATGGAATTGTTTTTGCTTTGAATAAAGTAATATATGAACCTGTTTTAGGATTTTTTGCAATTTCAATATCATATTCAATTGAAGGAAGTTTAGAAATTTGATTCATATCAATCACCAATTTGAAATCTTCAGATATTGCCGCAGCTCCTATTTTTGTCTTATTGTCATTCATCCCTGGTTGAGATGCATTGTTAACAATTGCAAACAGTTCATTATTTTCTGTCTCTATAGTAAGATCAGGAAGTTTAAGCAGATTAGATATTTTTTTGATGTTTTCTAATTCTTGTTTTGTGATAGTAACTTCAGCTACCTTTGGTGCTTTGCTAATATTATCTAAAACAGTTGTTGGAATATCAAATGCTTCTAAATTATTGATATGAGTAGTAACATATCTCTGAGTTGTTGTTGAATTTTGTATTGTAACAACATCATCGGCTAAACTAATATCTGAATCTGCATAAATATCTAAAAGTGATAAAAATTCACCTATTTTATAAATACCGAATGTATCAAATTCTTCTTCACCTAATTTTTCTAAATCAAGAAATGCAATTATACTTTTATCAACTTGGTTGATGCCTGTTATTGGATATTTTAATATCATTGAGTCTGAAATTGGTGCCAAAGCTTTTAATAATTCTCTTGTGTCTTGTTTTAACATTTTTTACTTCCTTCTTATTTATTTAGTGTTTGTTTATTTTCGGTTTGTCTCGTTTCGTTTATGTATTTAAATTTTTCGTTATGTCATCTTTCCTCCATATTAAATTGATTTTATAAATATGTTTTTAACTGTAAATGTTTTGTTTAGAAAAGTTTTATCTGC